ATGCGGATTCTATGCCCCACTTGCCACAAGAAAGCCGTTATCGGTAAAACTGACCGCCTAAGCTCTGCCCACGCTAATTTATACTGCTCTTGCACTGACCCCGAATGTGGTCACACATTTGTGACTAATGTGTCGTTTAGCCATACGTTAAACCCGTCTGCAAAAAATACCACTGAGATCATTACCGCGTTAGCAAAAGCGCTGTCCCCCGATCAGCGCCGCGAATTACAACGAGAACTGGCTTTTTAGGCTGCTTGCGGAGTTTCGCTTGGGTGGATGCCGTGCTCTTGTAGGCAGTTGTTGACGAGTTCGGCGAGTAACGATATCGCGATTTCCTTATCTATTGCTGTGCTGTTGCATTCTACTGATCTAATGACCAATTCCATTTGTTTGACTCTAATCAAATCGCACATTTTGCGCGTACTCCTTGTTATTTTAACTTTTTTTTAACTTATCGCTGACGATTAGCGAACCTAAATCCCTTTTGTTACGTACGGTATAATATCGACTTTAGTGATGATGCTTAGGCAATTTGTTGCTAGTTGAGCTATGTTTTGCAGCAGCTTTGTGCTGGTTTTTTATAAATGTGATCTAGAACAATAAGTCTACTCAATGACAATAAGCCTGAAAATGATTGGGCAACGGATTGTTGATCAAAGGAAAATGCGCGGTATGACGCAAACACAATTATCTGAAAATGTTGGCATTAGCACTCGAACCTTGTCTAAAGTTGAAAACGGGTTTGATATTAAGCTAAGTCTTTTTTTGGCGATATCTGATGCGCTTGGGGCTGATGCGGCCGAGCTGTTGCAGTTGAGTGGCTCGCGTTCGGCACTGACTGAGGCTAATGTGCATGAGATTGAGCAGCACTTGCAGGCGATTAAGGCGCTGTTGCAAAAGTGAGGTTTACTGCTGGTAAAACAAAGCCCTCAAATGAGGGCTTTTTGTTTAGTCATCACCCGGCGGCGTTACATCATCAAACCCTCTGATTGGCTGATACCCTGCCGTTGTTATATTTTTTTGCTTTCTTAATGTTGATATTTGAGTTACTAAAATTATTAAAGATTTTTCTATTTCTTTGTCGTCCGCATTTTTACTTATATAAACATAAACATCGCCATTATTTTTAAATGATGCAGCAAGTGCATTGCCGTTTTTTTCGCATAACTCTTTTAACCTTTCAAAACTCATATATCCGCCTTTTAACACTACTTTTCTAGTGTTGTTTTTATGCTTTGGTGTTATTCACTGCCGCGTACTGCATGGCAAGATCCGCTTTTTTGTTTAATGCGTTTAATGCGGCGCTAAAGTGCTGCTGTGTTACCCCATAACGGGCATAGGCGCGCTTTGCGGGTAAACCGTCGACAAGGTGCGCCCGTAGCGCATCCTTTTTGGCTTGGCTGCTGATGCTGGTTAGCATTAGCAAGATGTCGAACTGCTGCGCGCTTTCGCAGCCTTGCACGAGTGTTTTCATGCACTTGCCCTCATGGTGTCGATAGCCAGATCAGCAAACGCGATGCTGTTATCAAGGTGAAGTTCTGCCAGCCGTGATACACAAATCAAACATGTGCCGTTATAACCTGCTGCCCTTTGTGTTGCGGCGAAATAGGCTAATATCGTGTCGTGGTCTGCTTGAGTGAGATCATCTTTAGTCAGTTGCATGGCTATCTTCCCCCTGTTCTATTGGCTAACGATTGGCGCAGTGCTTCGCGTTCGGCTGGTGTTGGCATGGCTGGCGCATCTTTTGCCGTGCTTGGTTTAGTTGGTTGGCCACTGGCTTTGACTGCGGCATAGTGGCGCTTGGCGGCGACGATGCCGTTGAGCACGGCGCGGCATAGCTCGCGCTCGGTATCTGGTTGGCTGTCTAGCCACTGACCTATTAGTTGACGTAATGGCTGTTTGCCGTTCGCTTGGCTGCTAAATTGGGTGAGTACCGCCTGGCAGCGTTGATAACGGGCAAGGCACTCGCCTGTTTTTTCATAGGCCGTTTCGATTTTTTGGCGTTCGTCGGTTGTGATCAGGTTAAAAAGGTTCATCGTCGTAGTCCCCTTCGTCATAGGCTGATACGGGTTGCTGAGTGGGTTCGTAAATACCTGGTGAGGCGTATTTGTCTTTGCGGTGCAACTCAACAATTTCGCCCAACTGCTTAAGGGCGCGTTTTGCTGTGGCTGACGTCATGCCTGAGATCCACTGTTCAACGTCGCGGCCTGTGTCGATTAGCTGCCATGCTTGCTGGCGCAGCTGCTTATCGAGTGCTTTATCGCTGGCGCGTTGATAGGCATCGAACTGATGATTTAATCCGGCATCGTCGTAATCGCTGGCGTCTCGCGGATTAAATGGCTGACGACTGACGATAAGCATGCCGCTGCGCAGCCGAATGAACTGATGCGAGCCATTAACCACGGAATCAATGACAGCCCCCGCACGTAGGCGTTTAAGATCATCCGCGTCGAGTCCCAACTTTTTGCCCTCTTGAATTAAGAGGCGATCCCCTTTTGCGATCTTTTCATCGGTTTTGATCGACTGCGTACAGTTATTGCCAGTGCTCCAAGTGGCGCGGTTGTCACCGCTTCTAACGTCAAGAGCAGGAGCCAAATCAAAAGCACAATCAAAAGCCAAATCAAAAGCCCGTTCCTCGGCGCTGGGTGGCTCTGTGGCTGACTCTGTGGCTGACTCTGGCGAGCGGATTTCCCAGCCGTCGAGGCGGGTATTGATTGGAGTGTGGTTTTCGAGCGACATCACGCCCATGATTTTTTGCACGTCTTCGCCGTAGGTGTTGGCGCCGTCGTGGGTAACTTTGGCGAGTTGCACTGGCCTTTCGGCACGTTTACAGAATGTGCCGCCCATGACTTCGACATAGCGCGACCAGTTGCTATTGTCTGCGGCGTGGCGTGCCAGTTCGATAATGTCGTCAAAATCTATAGCCTCACGCAGACGGCGCAGCTCGCGCCAAACTGTGACGCTAGGGCCACCGATTTGTTGAAACTGACGAATATTCCATGTGCTGGCCCACGCCGCGACATTTTGCGCGCCATGCTCGCCGCTGGTTTCGGCTTCGTAGTCGTCATCGACTTGAAAGCCGTCGATATTTTTGGCGATGTATTTAGCGATGTAACCCGTGGCGCTGCCCTTGGATGGATCAATAGTTTTAAAGTCAAAGCGTGGGCGGTAGCCTTGGAAGTTTGTACCGCGCTTGCCCTTAGGTGGTGCGAGTTCTTCTTTGTGATGCTCAAGCGCATAACGGCGCATGATCGAACGGGCTTGGCGCAGTTGTTCCGGCTTGAAAAATAGCAATAGATGCCAATGCGGCGTGGCGTCGTGGTGCGGCTCGACCACGCGAAAGCCAAATACTTCAATATCTTCGCGGGCTAATTTGCTGCGAGCTTTGGCCCATTGGTGGCAAAGATAGGCTTGGGTTTGCTTTGGGGTTGCGCCGTCGTAACGCTTGTTGGAGTAGGTTTTGCCCTTTTTGCTTTTACCCCATGAGTGATAACGGCTTGGGGCGGTCCATGTGTAAAACTCGCCTACGCAGCCTTGTTCAACCGCTAAATCTTCAAAGCCGCGCATGCGGACCATGAGTTCAGCGCGGCGCACTTCTGGGTTAGCAATAGATGCGGCAACGGCATCGGCAAGGCTTAACTCGATGCCGTGTTCTTCGTTGACCACCATCATGCTATTTAGCCATGCGGCGTTAGCGCGCTTGCGGGCTTTGTACTGTTTAAAGGCGTGATGGCTGACGTAAGGCGATACCCCGCCGCGCACTTTACCGACGATGATGGCGACGTGCTCTTCGTAATGGGTATAGGCTTTGTCGAGTTTGCGTTGCCACCAAGCCTCGTCGGTTAGGCGTGCAATCGCGCCCGCGATCATGTCGTACATGGCGGGCGATTCATCAAATAAGCCGCTGGCTTTTTTATCGCCGTAGTCTTTAAAGCTGGGCAACATGGGGCAAAACTGCCATTGGTCGGCGGGTTGCTTTACGCCTTTGAGCAGTTCGAGGGCATCAACTTGCACTGTGCCAAACTGCGTCATGTTGTTGAGTATGCTGGCGCAACGGTCGGCCCATTCGGTGCCAATGCTGGCGCGGCGGTCGTCGGTTTTTAGGTGATAAATGGGGATAGGGAATTGCTGCATAATGAGGCGCAGCGACTTGCAGCGTTTACGCAGCCAAATGTTAGCGCTACGGCCAAGATTGAGCGCACGGCGCTTGCGGCAGTATTCACGAAATAAGGTTACTGCGACATCTTCGGGTAAGTCGATAAGCTCTTTTACCGACCATTTTAGGTCGGTAATCGCGTGCGGCGTGGTAAAAATAGCCGTCACATTGACGGCTGATTTACGGACCAAATCATCGTGAGTCATTAGGCGTCGTCGCCTTCATCGTCTGCAAAGTCATTTATATCGATACCGATACAAATGCACTCGGCTGTTGGCGGGGCTGTCATTTGTCGCCAGTTCGGTTCTAGGCAGTCGTCTAAAAACATTTGGCTTGCAAGTTCACCCATGCGCCCATGTGCGCAAACATAATCGATCAGCTCTTGGGCATATGGGGTGATTTGTGACTGTGATTCTGTGGTTAAAACGCGAGTGCTCATAAGCCACCCAGCTTTTTAATTTCGCGTGATAATCCTCGTGATAACAAAGCCCACTCGATGGCGTCTTGACGGAAAAATATTTCATCGTCTTGAATACCTGCAATTTTTGCCATCTTCAAAACTTCTTTTGAACGCTCACGCTCTAGATCTGCAAAATTTTTAATGTAGTCCAAGTTAACTGGCTTCATTTTATTGATGGCGCAATAGTGATTAAACTCATCGCGCGTCATCCAAACGAGGTCTTGGCTTGGGAATAGAAACCACTTCTTTTCTATTTCAGCAAAACAGCGCTCGATATTTTCCAGCAAGTCCTGTTGCATTTTGCCTGGCGAACGCGGGTCGCCGAAAAGTCCAAGAACCGCGAAAAAGTCGCTGATTTCAGATTTGATAAGCTGTTTAAATTCGATAATTGATTGATGGTCGCTCATATGCCTACCACCCGATCAACTTCGTTTGATAAAACAAGTGATAGCTGATCGAACGCTAAGGCGTCTTTTTTCATCGTCTCATAATGCCCGTAATCGATATCTTCTAAATGCGCCTCTACCTCTAGTATGTAACGCTTAAGTTCTTGGTTTCTGTGAAAGACATGTTCTAGGATTCTGCCTAAGTGCCTGACGCTTAAATTGCTTAATGCCTGCGCTGCTTCATAGCTAAAATGTTCTTGTTTAGTTTCGCTGACCTCTACAATTTCAAATCGTTTTCTCTTGGCTTTGAGGTATTCAGTGATTTCATTCAATTTTGCTTCGCTGTTTGAACCGATTAAAAACAATTTTGCGCCAGCTAATGACCACGCCGATTGCACACTCTTGCCTTTTCCAAATCCGTAAAAATAACGATCACCTGACGGTGTTTTGATTTTGATAGCGACTGTTTGATGGCTCATAGCGCACCCCTTAACTCTTGCAGGCTAATGCCAAGTTCTTTGGCGAGGGCAATGTCTTCGATGCGGCGACAGGTTTCACGACTAGCACGCTTTTGTGCGCTGACGTTGACACGAGTGGCGAACGGCTGGCCGTCGCTGCAAATGCCGTTAACGACATCGGCGCGTCTTGGATTTCCGCGCTTGTAGCCGAACTCGGCTAAGATTTGGCTGTGTTGGCTCATGCTGCTGCCCTCGACAGGTATAAATAGTTAAAATCAAACATGGCGTTATTTAATGCATTGCAAAGGTCCGATAATGTGGGATCTGCTAATGCAAACAGCGCAACACTCTCTAACCCCATGCCCATACCGCGATAGGTTGCTGCGCTGGTTGGTAAACCACGTTCTAGCGCGTTGGCGTGGCGTGAATACACATCGGCCATGAGTTTGCGCATGGCTAAATGCTGCGGATTGCTTAAGTCAAATTGCGGCCCGTTGGCCGCTGTGGTTTGTGTGCTCATGATCAAGCCGCCTGTATTTGTTGAACTGCGATGTTGTTGCGGATGGCGATTAAGCGAATGCCAATGGTTTTACCGACGGCTGGCGCGAGAATGTCGGCCACGGCCTTGAGTGATTCGAGCACTGCTTCGACCATTTCGCGGTCGGCTGGCGTGGGTAGTTTGAGGGTGGCGATAACGCGGTTGGCCTCGTTAGTGATGGCTTGCGCTGTGGTGATGTGTGCTGCTATGCTTGGTTTCATCATTTAGTGTGTCCTCATTGAATGATTGGGCCATAACCGTTACCGCGGTTGTGGCTTTTTGCTTTCTAGTGTTTTTCAATCTCGTTAATGTCAGCGCTGAGCGAGGCGGCCAGCCTGTTAATTTCTGCAAGTGTGTTATCCACATCGCTATTGACCTCACGTTCTATTGGCGCGGCTTGACTGCGGGCGACTGGTTTAAGTGCGCGTGGCGGGAAAAACTGGTCACGCGATAACGGCACACAGCCAAAGGCTTTGCCGAGATCGAGCAGCGCGATAATCGCCACGCGAATGGCTTCGCGTTCTTCTAAAGTCAGGCTGAGCAATGGCAGGTTGATGTATTTAGCGGGGCGTAAACGGGCGGCAAATAAGATCATCGCGCGCTGCTGTTGGTTAAGTTTGTCGTACTGACTGGCCGCGCTGCTTTTACCTAACATGCTGCGAATGGCGGCTATCGCGGCTTGCCCCGCTTCGCCGTGGTGCTCGTTGGCGGCGTGCAGTGGTAATGCGGTTGGCGCTGGCTTAGTGGCTAGTTGCTTCATCATCATTAATCCTTACATTACGCCCGGCATGGGCATGGTTTGCACTGCATCAAAAGCGACGGACAACACGGGTATCGCTTGGAATTTCTGTTCAACGTCATGCACAAATAACGCGAGTTGCGACATGGCTACATTTGCGCGTTTTACTGCCTCATGGCGCATGCGTTCGGTGATGCCACCGCGCCGCGCTTTAACATCTAATGCCATGTTGCCCAGCCATCCCGCGTTGGCGCTGATTTCTAGCGCGCGGTCTGTCAGTGACATGCGTTCGCACTGGTTTAAATCATCAATCGACATTGAGGGCGCGCAGCCCAGTTCGAGCAACATGCCGTCGATAATGCAGCGATTGCCGCTGGCTTTAGCGATGTCCACGGCTTCGTGGATGCTGAGCTGATGTGGCTGGCTCAGTAGCAATTTATTGCGCAGCATTTGCGGCTTATTGAAGTGCGCCGCTTTGGCGATTTCGCTCAATTGCTCGCCGTCGGCAAACTGCCTCAGCGCACCCGCGATATGTGGCTGGTGCGCTGCTTTGGCTGGTTGTGTGCATGGGCTGGTGCTATACATGGCCGCAAATCTCCGTTTTGCTATTCTCGTATTGCTGAATACGTCTGGTTAATAACCGGCTTGTTCGGCCAGTTGGTTTGCCTGTTTAGTCAGCGCGACCATATTGATGAGAGGGGTATCTTTTGGGCGAACTTTAGGCGCGATAGGTAATTGACCTTGGCGCGCCATGTCTTGGATCTTGTTAAGCGATAGACCAGACATTGCGGCGTACTGTTGATAAGTGATAAACGGCGCACCGATGTGCAGGACAAGTTCACTCATTTGCTGGTATCCTTCTGTTTATGTGTACCTGTAGCATGTTGGCGCATGTTACTTGTTTAGGTGTTTTCATTTGGTGAGGCTATGATTGATCAAATGTCTGAGCTAGTCAATATCAAACGGTCAACTTTTCGTTACCCATTAGACAAGCCTTGCTCGTTTGAAGGTGGCAAGACGATTATTGAACGTTTAATTACATTGTTTAAAGTTAGAAATAGAGTTGAACTTGCTGATATTTTGGGCATGACTACTGGCACAATTGCCACTTGGCAAACCCGCGATACGATACCCTTTGAACTATTGGTAAGAATCCATTTAGCTACTGGTGTATCAATGGATTACCTCTGTTTTGGCGGTGATGATTCATCTGTAGATGTGATGGCTCATGCTGTTTCTAATATTTCAGAATATAAAGATGGGAAAGTGATTACTGTTGAGGAGCGTCTCGCTACTTATCGCTTACCTTCACTGAAAATATTTTCAATTGAAAATGGTCATTTGAAACAAAATTCTGAAATTTACACAGATAAATCTTTCATGCGAATGGCTGGTGTGGATGGTGTTGACACCGATATGGTGATCAAAGATGGTCATGTGCTGCTTTTTATCAACTCAAATGAAACTGCGGTTTCAAATGGCCGTTATTTATTTGCTATCAATCAAACTTATCAAATCGGTGATTTGCGTATGCTTCCAGATGGCCATGTCTACCTTTTTCATGAAGGTGATAAGTATCAAGTCGACCCAAACACCACCAAGATCCACGGCAAGGTTGTGAGTGTGCTAGAAACGGTTTAAATAAAATTACATGGAGTTCTTATGTTTGATTATAAAAATGCTACAGATCATCAACGTAAAGTAATGGCTAAAGAAATCGCTAAGTCTGTTGGTGATGATATGTGTGCAACTAAGAAGGAATTGTTGTACTTACCTGAAGTGCTTAAAAATGGAGAGATGGTTATCGGTTTTTCATCTGGTTTTATGGATGGAAATAGTTGGTTGATATGCTTAACAGATTCTAGACTTATTTTTTTGGATAAAGGGATGTTATATGGACTGAAGCAATCAGTCATGGCGCTTGATAAGATTGCATCTGTAACTTATTCAACTGGCATGTTATTTGGTAAAATCGAAATTTCTTTAGGTTCAAAAAGCCATAAGATTGATCAAGTTCCTAAGGCTGCCGCAAAAAATTTAACCAACCTAATTGAAGTGCAGATATCTGCCAATAAACAATCAACAAACTCAAGATCTACCGAATCCCCAGCTCCATTATCTAGTTCTCAAGATCCATATGAAAAACTGTTAAAACTTGGTGAATTAAAAGAAAAAGGCTTTATCACTGAGGAAGAGTTCGCATCTGAAAAACAAAAAATATTAGCTAACACCTAGGCTATCTATGTCAGTTCGCAATCTAAAAGACGGCACCGATAAACCTTGGCTATGTGAGTGCTACCCGAACGGGCGTGAAGGTCGGCGGGTGCGCAAGAAATTTGCGACTAAGGGCGAGGCCACGGCGTTCGAGTTGTTCACCATGAAAGCGGTGAACGATAAGCCTTGGTTGGGTGAAAAGGCGGATAACCGCCGTTTGTCTGAGTTGATACAGCGTTGGCATGACTTGCACGGCAGGCAGTTGAACTCGACGTATGGCCGTATGCGGCGAATGCAGATTTTTTGCAAAGTGCTCGAAGATCCTATCGCGAACTGCATCACGGCAAATGACTTTGCTAACTTCCGAAATTTACGCATGAATGGCGACTTTGTAGACGAGCGCAATCGCTCTCGCATGGTGAGCCCGTCTTCGCTTAATACTGATTTATCTTACCTTAAAGCCATGTTTAATGAATTGCGCCGACTGGGTGAGTGGAAGTATCCCAACCCGTTGGCTGATGTTAAGCCGTGGCGCACTGATGAATTAGAACTGAGTTATTTGCACACTGAAGATTTACCGAGATTATTGCATGAGTGCGAACAAGCGATTAACCCGCACTTAATCTTAATTGTTGAGATTTGCCTATCCACTGGATGCCGTTGGTCTGAGGCGGCAAACTTAAAAGGATCACAAGTTAAGAATGGGCGGATTACGTTTATCAAAACGAAAGGCAAACGCAATCGAACAGTGCCGATCAGTGATGAATTGTTTAATAAGATACCCAAGAAAAACGGCCCATTATTTAGTGTTCCTCGCCACGATTTTGCATCGGCAGTCAAACGGGCTGGGCTCACGTTCCCCAAAGGGCAGATGACGCATATTTTACGCCACACTTTTGCATCACATTTTATGATGAACGGCGGAAATATTATTGTTTTACGCGATATCTTGGGACATACAAATATTGAGTTAACGATGCGCTATGCCCATTTTGCACCTGAGCATTTAGACGATGCTATCACTAAAAATCCGCTGGCAAATCTTGATAGAAAGTGGCGACAAAGTGGCGACGTTTAA